CCTAGACTTGCATTACAGCAAGTAGGCACAGATGTACTAAGAACACACTTTCATCCAGATATATGGGTAGCAGCATGCGAACGACAAGTTGCTATGGCAGAAAAAGATGTTGTTATAAGTGACTGTAGATTTTTTAATGAACTAAGTGCTATTAAGCGATTAGGTGGCACAACTACAGTTGTATGGAGACATGACAAACCTGTATGGTGGAGCAATGCTTCCACAATCAATAAAGCAAATGCATCAGACAAACCAAAGCATATAGTAGACGGAATGACAAATAGATATCCCGATGTACATAAAAGTGAATGGAGTTGGGCAGGATGGGAATTTGATCTTGAACTTTATAATACTTCCACATTAACAGATTTCAAACAACAAACACTAGATAAACTCATAGGATAAATATAATTAATTACTTTAAGGGATTATATTATGTTTAACAAAGAGTGGTGGGAATCCAAACACGAATCAAAAGAACTTACATTAGGTTGGTTGTACAATGATGGTATTACAAATGACTTTGCCAAAGGATACACAAAAAATTTAACTGACTATTGGTCAGTTGAAATGAGTTTTTACTTACAAAACCAATTTGCAGATGAAAGAATTGATGCTTTATTAAAGAAGGCACACAACGAAGGCTTTTCCAAAATAATAGTTTTAAAGCAAGGCACTACCTTGTTATGGAATTTCCAAGATGAATTTGTAAAGTTTTATGATAATAATCCAGATGCTAAGTTCGTTGGTCACATATTAGACCAAGGAGAGAGTTATTATACTATACACCCACAAGCATTTTTTATTGACCTTGATTGGTGGGCAAGTGTTGGCTGTCCAGAATGGGGCGTCGAACATAGATATGAACTACCAGAGCCATTTGAAACTATAGAGCCAATTAGAAGTAAAGAAAACTGGCATGACGAATACACACCTCATTGGATTGCACCAAGTAAAAACTTAAAAAATTATTCGAGTAAAAGAGGCGGTTGGAACTTAGTAAGAGCCTTAATAGAAGATGGTCAAAAAATACTTTCCTGGAATGAAGGAATAAGAGATGCAAAACATTATTCGTATGCAGAGGTTGAGTATGATGGTCCAAGACATATTCCTGGCGTATTAGATCAGTTGGGTATTGATATATTCTTTATTGCTAATACAGAAACTTTACCAAATTACAAACCTTGGTTTGATTATAGAAAAAAGAATAACCCAGACTGGAACGGAGAATTTAGAAAACTAATGGTTCCTGCGGCAGGGTTAAGTCCACTAATATATGCGTTCATGTTAGACATGCCTAAGGATAGCAAAATCTTTGTATACGATATAAGTAAATTTGCTATAACAATTACAAAACAAATAATAGAAAATTGGGACGGTACTAACTACAGAGAATTTGCAGAAAAAATAATGAGAGATGCTGCTCCTGATATGAATAGAAGACGAGATATATTCAGAGGCGCCGCTCAATTAAAAGACAGTGAAGAAACAATAGACAAATTAAACGAAAAGGGATTTAAAAAGTGGATAGAAGAAGTTCTACCAACATGCGAAGTAATATATCATCATATGAATATTATGGATCCACACAAAATGAAAAGATTTACTAATTCAGTTAAACATGACGATTTTGTATCGTATGTACATTTAAGTAATATATTTCATTATATGCCTACTTCGTTTTATTATGGCCTTAAACAAAGATGGCAGTTACATAACGAATTATTAGATCATTTCAAAGATGTTTCAAACAATAAAAATAATATATTAATATGCTCAGCGTGTCCTAGTGGAACTAGAGGCCAACTAAATTGGATTGACGATTGGGGCACAGATGACTTTGCCAGTCTTCCAGAAGAATCAATAGGAAAGTTATTAAAATGGAACAACACGAAATAGAATTAGAAGAATTTTTAACTAAATGTAAAGAAAAGTCTCATTATTGGGATCTAAATAATCCTGGAGATAAATTTAAAGGTTGGCAAGACAATAAAGGACTAATGCAAGACTACGCAAAATGGATTGCAAAAGAAAGTAATTGTCCTAGTTTAGTAATGAACATTGATGTACCCTATAAGCAAATGGCTATTGAAGCAGAATGCCTTATTCATAGATTTGTAAAACACAGAGGTGAGTGGAATCCTGGATGGAGCAGTCTTACAATACATGGACAATCAGCAGAAAGAACACAACCACCTCATTGGTATATTGAAGAAGGATATGATACAGAAGAAACAAGTCCACCAGTGGGATGGACAGACATAGCAGAACAATGTCCAGTAACAGTTGAATGGTTAAAAAATGTTTGGCCGTTTAAAAAGTATAATAGAGTTAGATATATGTTGTTGGAACCAGGCGGATATATACAACCTCATAATGATTATGATACTAGAGCATTGGCGGCATTTAATGTAGCGTTAAGTAATCCTCCGGGCGTAGAATTTGCATTAGAAGAATCGGGACTCATTCCATGGGTACCAGGAGATGCTCGTGCTATTGATATAGGTAGATTGCATGCAGTACATAACAAAGGCACAGAAAATAGAATCCATATGATTATACATGGATTGTGGGGCGACGACTTTCCAAGGCACATTTGCGAAAGTTTTGATGCTCTTTTGATAAATATAGCCTCAGATAACAACTAAGTTAACTCTGTAAACCCCTGATTTAAACAAATCTAAATAAATACATGTATAGTAAATTTAGGCAATAGCCTATTAAAAAAGGAGCTTAACATGGCAAATCTTACTTCACCTGGTGTACAGGTTTCAGTAACAGACGAATCAGTATACGGCCCAGCAGGAGCCGGAACTGTTCCTATGTTATTCATTGCTACTGGTGAGGACAAGGCGGACCCTACCTTAACCGAAACAGATGGCATTGCAAAATACACAAAGTCTGCACAATCAAAAAAACCTATTTTAGTTACTTCACAAAGAGAACTTACACAATACTTCGGAAACATTGATTTCCGTAAAGTAAGTGGTACAGTTCAACAAGGTGACGAAACTAACGAATACGGTCTTTTAGCAGCATATTCATTTTTAGGTCAAAGTTCAGCAGCGTATATAGTGCGTGCTGATGTAAATTTAACAGAACTTAGACCAAGTTCATCTGCACCAGCAGGTAATCCAGCAAACAATACTTATTGGGTAAACCCAACAGGTGCTAGCTGGGGAATCTATGAAAGCGAAAGCAGTGCATGGGTTGAAAAAACTCCAACAATAGAAATTATTTCTTCAGCAGCAGCACCAGCCGTTGCATCAGTAGATGGTAATTATCTAGTTCAAATAGTAAACGATGCAGGTAGTACTAAATTTAATTACTACAGAGGAAGCTCAGCATCTCCAAGTGTTTGGACAGCATTAGCAGATGGCGACACTACATTTGCTCCGCACTACAGTGATCCAACAGGACACGGTGCAGGCAAGGTTTGGATTAAGACAACTGCAAAAACAGGTTTAAAACTTACACCAAGTTTGTTTACAACAACTGCAGGTTCTTTTGTTAATAAATCAGTAACATACTCACAAGATTCAGCTCCAGATGGAACTACAAGTGATGTACATGCAGACGGTTCAGGAGCCGGTTCAGCTCGTACATTAGCAGATGGCGATCTTTGGTTTGATTTTGATGATGCAACATCTAGCATTGAACTTAAACGTTATGTAACAGCAAGTTCTACATGGACAAGCATTGGTACAAGTGGTAACTATCCAGTATCAGTAGCAACTACACAACCAACTGGTAATCCAGTAACTGGTACATTATGGCATGACCCAGATGTAAACGAATTAGCAGTTTACGAAGTAAAACTAGACGGCTCTACTCAAAAATGGAAAAGAGCAGCAGATGTACAATATGTTACATCAGCTCCATTGTTAGACGGCAGCGGTAACGCACTTACAGATGGCGACTATTGGATCGATACAGATGCAAGCGGTTATCCTGTAATTTACAGACACAACGGCTCAGCTTGGGTAGCCAAAGATGCTACAGACCAAAGTACAAGTGCAGGTGTTGAATTTGGCGATATTACAGCTAACGACACAACTGCAGATACATTTGAAGCAACACTATTAGCAGGCTCTCCAGATCCACTATTATACCCAGTTGGAATGACAGGTATTAACATGTGTAGATCAGGTAACACTGTTAAAGAATATGATGCAACATTATCTACAGCTTGGAAATGGCGTAACAAAGCAGGCAATCAAGCAAACGGCAAAGGTTCGTTTGGTAGATTAGCTCAGCGTAAAGTTGTTACAACTGCAATGCAGGCAGCGGCAGGCATGTCTACACTACGTGAAGACACAATAGCATTCCGCTTAATGGCAACTCCAGGTTATCCAGAGTTATATGATGAAATGGTAACACTAAACAGTGACAGAGATGAAACAGCATTTATTATTGTTGATGCTCCATTCCGTTTAAATCAAACTGAAGCAATTTCTTGGAAACAAGGAACAACTGCTACAGAAAATGGTGAAGATGGACTAGTAACATCAAATACTTATAGTGCGGTTTATTATCCACATGCATTAACAACTAACCCTTCATCGGGTGATACTGTTGTTGCTCCAGCATCACACATTGCATTATACACATATGCATACAGTGATAACGCATCATACCAATGGTTTGCACCAGCAGGCTTAACTCGTGGACAAGTACAAAATGCAACTAATGTTGGTTACTTAAACTCAGAAGATGAGTTTGTAGCATTATCATTAACACAAGGTTCTAGAGATGCAATGTATGAGCAAAAGATGAATCCAATCGCAAAATTCCCTACAGAGGGCGTTGTAGTATTTGGACAAAAATCTTTACACCCAAGTGCATCAGCATTAGATAGAGTTAATGTTGCAAGACTTACAGCTTATCTAAGAGAACGTTTTGCCGTAATAGCAAGACCTTACTTGTTTGAGCCAAATGATGAAGATACTCGTACAAACGCTAAAGCAACGTTTACTGGTTTCTTAGCAAACATTATGGCACAACGTGGTGTTTATGACTTTGCAGTTGTATGTGATGAAACAAACAATACGGCAGCAAGAATTGATGCAAATGAATTTTATGTTGATGTAGCAATTGAGCCTACAAAATCAGCAGAATTTATTTATATTCCAATTAGAATCGTAAATACTGGCGAACTTTAAGTTAAAAGTTTAATTTAATTAAAATAAGGGCTACTATAGAAATATAGTAGCCTTTAATGTGACAAATTTTAAATATTGTAGTTTTTGACCAATGTTTTGATAAATACAATATAAGAGAAATACTACAGTATAGTATTATAGGAGAAAACAAATGGCTGTAATTACAAATTTTGGAGTACCAACAACATCAGCGGCAGGCACGACATTAATGCCAAAGCTACAATATAGATTCCGAGTATCATTCACTAACATAGGTGATGGTGGCTTAAAATCAGAAATGACGCAAAACGTTGTTAGTGCATCACGACCAAATTTAACACACGAAGAAGTTGTAGTTGATTCATACAACTCAAAAATGTACCTAGCAGGTAAGCATACATGGGAACCAGTAACAATTGTGTTCCGTGATGACATGAATTCAAATGTTATTAAACAACTTGGTAAGCAATTAAACAAACAAGTTGATCACGCAGATCAATCAAGTGCAATTGCAGGCGGATCATATAAATTTGGTGTAAAAATTGAAACACTAGATGGACAAAATGGTACAACTAAACCAACTACATTTGATGAATGGCAATTAGAAGGTTGCTTTATTAGTCAAGTACAATATGGCGACTTAAACTACGCAGATTCAAATATGGTTCAAGTTACATTAACAGTACGTTACGATCATGCCGCACACATCTTGGATGGTACAGGCGATGCATTATCGGCAGGCACTTTAGGCGCTGCAGACGAAACTGTTACTGGTGGCGGAACTGGCGCTAATTAACTTTAAGTTAATTGCTAGTAAAGGACACATCAAATGGCATTAGGCGATACAGCGTATGTAAAATATGGTCAAGCACTCACCAAGGGTACATTAACTGCAATACCTAGGAATAAGTTTTCCTTTACAGTTAAGTTAATCATAGCAGGTGGTGGTGTTGTAGATCTTACGCGAATTGCAAATGTACAGTTACCAACTTTCACATATAGAACACAAACACTTAATAATTATAATAGTAAAAGCATAGTTCAAACAGGAATAGATTATACTCCTATAACACTTACAGCATACGACACTAAAGATGCTGAATTTGAAAAGTTTCTAAAGGATTATGCTAACCACTATATTACAGGTCCAATGAATCAAGCTGATTATGAAGAATGGAAGATTAATAGTTCAGTAAAAAATAGCTTTGGTTTAAAAACACCAGACGATAATCATTATATAACATCAATGATTATTACAAGAGTTGATGCAACAGTAGGCGATACAGTTACACATTCAAATGTAACAGAAATATTTCATCCGTTTATACAAAACATAGATGCTGATACATTAGACTATTCAGATAGTGCGCCTAGTACATACAGAATTACATTTGGTTATGAAGGATTCAGAATATTAAGTGAAGCAATGAATATTCCTGTTGGTCTCGCTCCTCCTAGTATATTAAATCCACCAACAATCCAACCAGAAGTAAACACCTTTGTTGATCAATCTGCAATACACACAACAAGACATCCAGAAATAAAATCAAATAAACCAGAAATTCAACCAGTTCTTGAAACCAATAATCAAGCAGTGGTTACTAGTACCACTACTAGCAGTTTTAGAGGAACTGTTCAAGGAGTGTGGGGGAATATGTCAGAGAGACTTGCAAGAGCAAATGAGATTGTAGCAGGTGGACAACTTGCAGGCGATACTGAATTTGCTCCTGGTAAAAATCAAATTGTTACAAAAGACGGTGTTAGATACATAGCACAAGTACCCGAATCAGAAATTCACTATACAGATACAGATCCAGACACATTAGGCGAATTCTAAATGCCGAAGTTCCAAAACGGAAAATTCATACCTTCTAACCCGGATAAATACTTAGGTAAAAGAACACCACATTACAGAAGTGGATGGGAATTAGCAGTATTTCGCATGTGCGATAATCACCCAGCTATATTAGGTTGGGGAAGTGAAACACACAGAATCCCATACAAAAATCCACTTACTGGAAAGAAAAGCACATATGTTCCTGACTTGTTATTAGTATACAAAGACAAGAAGGGAAAGAACCATGCTGAAATGGTAGAGATTAAGCCAGCTAGTCAGACATTAGCTGAAGCAAGAACAACTGCTCAGAAGGCTGCAGCAGTAGTTAATCAAGCCAAATGGTCTGCCGCACATGCATGGTGCAAACAACAAGGAATGGCGTTTAGGGTTATAACTGAACATCAGATATTTAATAAACCTCAAAACTCTAAAAAGAAAAGAAAATGACAAAAAAATTAGAAGAAGAATTAAATTTACCAGATTTAGATCAATTACTTCCTGAAAATGATATACAGGAAGAACCTACTACTGAAGAACTTAAAACAGAAATAGCAAACATAGAAGGCGAAATGAGCATGGTAGAACGTGCCAATATTGCATTGCCTACTGTTGAGGGTTTAGAACAGTTAGATAGAGAAATGGACGAATATGCAAAAAAAGCCATGGAAACATTTGAAGATTTAATAGACTTGGGTAAAAATGTAGAAGATAGACATGCAGCACCTATATTTGATAGTGCAAGCAAAATGATATCAGCAGCTCTACAGGCAAAACAAGCCAAAATGGATAAGAAAATGAAAATGATTGAGTTACAAATGCGTCAAGCTAGACTTGAAAAAGACAGTGAGAAGATAGATGCATATGTAGCCGGCAAAAAGCACGAATTGGGCGACGAAGAAGAAGTAGAAGGGCGTATAGTAGGAGATAGAACTGCTATGCTTGCCGAAATAATGAAAAACTTGCCCGAAAAAGATAAATAGTATTAATAGGAGATAACCGCAATGAACAAAACATTTTCAACATACTTAAACGAATCAAAAAAATCGTGGAAGTTTAGTATTAAAACAATACATGATTTAACTGATGAACAGTGTGATCGCATAGAGAAGCACCTCGGAAAATACGACTCTAAAGGACTCGGTGCTGCAAAGAAAACAATCTTACAAAGTGCACCACGTGATTTTCCAAATCACAAAGGATATGAAGTCTTTACACATGAATTCGAAACTAACATTATTGCCAGCGGTTGGCAAGTACAAAATGATATTCGTAACATGCTTGGACTAACAGACGGTGTACTTAAAGTTATAGGCGAACACGAACCAGATGATTTAATCCCTCCTATGGGTGAGCGTGTTGAAAGTCTTTTAGCAGATAAAGATTACAAAGATGCAGAAAAAGTAAATGCATCAGATCATTACGGTGACGAGTATAACTCCAGTTTCATTAAAGAATTAATGAAAGTAAAAAAAGAAAAGGAAAAAGGCAATGAGTGATTTAGACAGAATATTAAAACTTGCTAGCCACGGCACAGCAGATGCTCAAAGCCAGGCTCCAGCAGAACGAGAAATGAAAGAAGAAATTCCAGCAACAACTGAAGCAGTTGGAGAATTTGCAGATCCAATTTTAGATCTATGCGATGATTTAGGATGTGATTCAGATCATCCAGTACTTGGCGAATTAATTCGTTATTTAGATGGCGACACAATTAAAGATTTTGTAGCAGACTTCCGTAGACACAACGACATGAACCACCCAGGTGAAGATGGCGATTATGGTGATGACGATGAAAACTTTGGTGAAGCAGAGCAACTAAACGCATCAGATTACGCATGCGAAGACTGTGGCGATACAATGCACAACCCAACTACAGATTGTGAACATGATTGTAATGACGAAACAGGTAGCTGGTGGAAAGATAAAAACGGCAATGGCGTTCCAGATTCATTAGAAGAAGCAAAAGCAAAACCAGACTTTTTAGATGTTGACAAAGATGGCGATAAAGACGAGCCAATGAAAAAAGCAATTAAAGACAAAAAAGTTGACGAAGCCGAAGAAGCAGATACTGACACAGAAGAGCTTGAAGAAGCACAAAGCCAAGCACAAAAAGATGCATTTGCAAAAATGTTAGCTTCTAAAAAAGGTGCTAAAAAAGATGACGAAGTTGAAGAATCTGAAGAGCTTGAAGAAGTAGCAGTAGCAGAAGATGACAAAGAAGAATTAGAGGAGTCTCCGACTATGGATACAACACAATTAATTAACTTAATGAAAAACTCAGGTTTAAGCGAAGAGAAAATTAAAACAAAATTAGACGAATGGGCAAACACACCAGCCGGTGCAGCAGAAGAAGAAGCTACATCACATGGTGAACCATATGAGAACTTTGCACAAAGCGTTAACCTAAGTTTAAAAAGATACCTAGATGCAGAAGATATGAAAGTAGGCTTAAAAGAACATAAAGTTGAAGATATTAAAGAAGCATATAAGAGATCTAAAGGGAAAAAGTAATGAATTACAAGGACCTTAGCAGAATAAAAGAACTATCTGGTATTACAGAAGATGCAAGTTCACCAGAATTCCAACTAATGAAAAAATCATTATTAAGAAGCAAATGGTATCTTGAGAATGAAGAAATGGATCCAGAAATGGTAGCAACAGAATTACGTGATGTTAACGCTATGCTTGATGCAGTTAACAGAGGCGAAAGTGAAGCACCACTTGATCTTGATACATCAGTTGAAGAAGAATATATGAGTTTATACAACCAATGTGCTGCTAAGTTAAAAGGTGCAGTTTCTAATATATATGGTATAGATCATGACGTTTTGCCACTAGATGCAAAACCTAATCCAGATTCACCATATAATTCAGGTCAAGTAGAAGAAAATATTTTACCTGTAAGTGAAGTTGATAATGAAATAAAAAGACTAAAAGAACTATCTGGTATTACAGAAGCTCCAATTGAAGAAAATTTTATAGACGATATGCCTCATGGATTACTTGATGGTATGACATTTACAGACGGTGATGCAGATTATGATTATAGAGGCAATCCAATGAATAACGGTGAAGTTGATTGGCCAGAGATTAATGATTGGCATTTAGATGCAGACGGCAATGTAAAACCAGAAGCAACAATAAAACCAGAAGATTTTACTGCTGCTGATCTTGTTCCATTTTAAAAATTTAAAAAGTTCACATTCCTCCCAGGTGAAAATTAAGCGGTGTAGTTTTAGTTAACTGCACCGTTTTTTCGTTGTATAATGAAGTAAATACTACTACTACTAAAAAGTAAGTATACGTGAATCCCTAGGAAAGACTATATACATTTAAAATGGAGTATAGAAATGGGAAGACCAATAGAAACATATACCGATAGTTTTGGACAGACTATAGAATTTAGTATACCGGAACCTCATAAAAAGATTTGTATTAACATATCAGGTGGAGCCGATAGTGCTATACTGTTAATGATGTTAGTGCAATACTGTGAAAAACATATACCAGATGCTGAACTACATGTTATAACATCAGCTAATCCTATTAAGGGCTGGTACAATGCTAAATGGAGTACTAGTGTACTCAATAAAGTACTCCATATCACAGGAACTAAATTAATTAAAAGTCACTATACATTTTATAGCATAGATCAGATTAGATTAGAATTAGATGAAGCAGAACTAATGCAACAAGGTTTGTATGATATAACATTATCAATACATGGAACTACACAAAATCCACCAATAGAAGATAGTGATAAATTTGGTTTAGAAAGTTATAAACCACGCGATCCAGGTCATGGAAGAGGAATAGTATATAAAAATAATAGTATTATAACTTTGCTTCCTTTTATGCAAGTAGACAAACGCATGATAGCACATTTATATAAACATTTTAATGTATTAGAAGAATTATTACCACACACACGAAGTTGTGAGTGGCATGAGGGATTTGAGTATGATTATGTTATAGTTCCTAACCCAGGAGATGGGCATTGTGGTGAATGCTGGTGGTGTAAAGAACGTAAATGGGCATTTGGGCGGTTATAACTATACATAAATAGTAATGTATAAATATATTACAATGGAACCCAAATGGCAGTAGATACAAAATTAACTAAAACCCCATATAAAAAAGAAAAGTACACAGAAGAGCAGTTATTAGAACTAGCATTGTGTACTCAAGACCCTAAACATTTTATGAAGGAACACTGTTTTATTCAGCATCCTACTAAAGGTCGTATGAAGTTTGCACTATATGATTTCCAAGACGAACTAGTAGATACATATCACAATAATAGATATAGTATTAGTATGCTTGCACGACAAACAGGTAAAAGTACTTGTGCGGCAGGATACTTGCTATGGTATGCAATGTTTAACCCAGATCAAACTATTCTTATAGCAGCACACAAATATTCAGGTGCCAGTGAAATTATGCAACGCATTCGTTTTGCGTACGAAACACTGCCTGATTTTATTAGAGCTGGTGTTACTGCATATAACAAAGGATCGTTGGAATTTGATAACGGATCTCGTATTGTAGCACAGAGTACAACAGAAAATACTGGACGTGGTTTGTCTATATCGTTAGCATACTTAGACGAGTTTGCATTTGTTAGACCAAACATTGCTAAAGAATTTTGGACTTCACTTTCACCTACATTAGCAACAGGTGGTAAATGTATTATCACATCAACACCAAATATGGATGACGACCAATTTGCACAGATTTGGAGAGATGCTAATAAGAACCAAGACGAACACGGCATGGAAACTAATACAGGTATTAATGGTTTTGCACATTACCTAGCTACATGGGAAGTACACCCAGACAGAGATCAAGAATGGGCAGATGCTGA